TTGTTGCTTTTTGGCAACTGTGCACCGACTCTATCTTGTCATGCTTATCTAGGGGCAATGAGTATCAATATAAATGCGTTAAGTTTAGAAAGGAAGGCATTGAACTACCTAATGGCTTGGCTCTCCGTTACCCCAACCTTGAAGGGCATTCTGACAACAAAGGTAGAATCCAATGGCAGTATGGTGGGGATGACAAAAACAAGCCTAAGCGGTTGTATGGTGGTAAAATAGTAGAAAATATTGTGCAAGCAGTAGCACGTTGTGTCATGACGGATGGTATGTTACGGATTCAAAAGAGGTATCCGTGTGTATTAACTGTGCATGATGAAGTTGTAGTACTAATCCCCGAGTCAGAAGCCGAAGAAGCTGAAACTTGGGTACACGCGCAGATGGTAGCAGATCCTAAATATATGTCAGGAATTCCTCTTGACGCTGATACCGGCTGTGCCAAACGATATGGAGAAGCGAAGTGACAAAAACGGAATTAGCCTATAAACAAAGGCAGAAAGATGAAGATTGGTGGGATAAAAGATATGTGCTAATGAGGCAAATGGGGATGAGTCATATTCAAGTTGCCGACTACATGACAGCGCATAATCCCAACCATTGGTCAGACAAATATAAAATCTTACTACCACACATAAATCAAATAAAGGAACTAACGAAGTGAGTAACAATTACGCAGTACCAACAGCAGTAACAATCGGTAAGCGCAAGATCAAAGTAGAGTTGTGCGATCAAGTGTTTGTCGGTACTGAAGAATGCCGCGGTGCGTTCGACTACGAGGCTGGGCGCATAGCCGTAGCTAAACAGGCGGCGACCCGTCAGCATAATACCTTGTGGCATGAGATCGTGCATGCTATCTTGTACGACATGGGTGAGTCCAAGCTTAACCACCGCGAGTCATTCGTTAGTGGGTTTGCCGACCGCCTTGAACAAGCAATCAGAACAGCGAAATTCTAATGACACCAATTAAGTGGAGCCATTCAGGGCTCAAAGATTACGAAGGTTGTGCTAGGCGGTTTCATGAAGTCAAGGTACTTAAAAACTACCCCTTCACAGATACCGTCCACACTATCTACGGTAAACAAGTGCATGAGGCGGCTGAGTTATATGTTAAAGAGGGTAAACCATTACCTCTCGAATATGACTATATGCAACCTGTCTTGGATAGCCTACTTAAGAAAGAAGGGCGTAAACTTGCCGAGTATGAGATGGGGGTTAGGGAAGACCTATCCCCTTGTGACTTCAAGGCAGATGATGTTTGGGTGCGCGGTATTGCTGATTTACTTATCATTGATGACGATGGCTTAAAGGCTTGGGTCATTGACTATAAGACAGGCAACGACAAGTACCCCGATAAAGACCAGCTAATCCTCATGTCTTTGATGGTGTTCGCTCACTTCCCCCACATACGGCAGGTTAATTCAGCCCTGTTATTTGTAGTGAAAGGGAGCGCAGTTAAGCATAAAATGATGCTTGAAGATAAAGATTTTCATTGGTGGCGGTATAGAGAACGTGTATCAAAACTTGTTGCTAGCCACGCTAATGATGTTTGGAATCCGAATAGCACCCCGTTATGTGGTTGGTGCCCTGTAAAAAGTTGCGAGTTTCATCGCAAACGTTATTAAGAAAGAAGTTATATGGTTTACAAAAGAGATTACAAAGCCGAGTATGCAAACTACGATGGCACAGAAGCAGTAAAAAAGAAACGCGCCCAACGCAATAAAGCAAGACGTATGCTTGAGCGGGAAGGTGTAGTTAGTAAAGGTGACGGCAAAGATGTAGATCATACCAAGCCGTTGAGTAAAGGCGGTAAGACGGTGCGAAGCAACCTCAGAGCAAAGAGCGCTAGCGCCAATAGAAGTTTTCCAAGAAAGTCAGATGGCTCAATCAAATAAGGAGGAATGATGCCAAACGAAGAATATACGTATTACAGTGACGACACAGTAACAAAAGGTATTGGGGATGTAAACAGTACTGAGAAAGGGTCTGGCGCTAGATACAATAGCAACAAACCTAATATGAGTTTAATACCCCTGTGGACTTTAGAAGATGAAGCTAGGGTATGGGACTACGGAACTAAGAAGTACAACGCATGGAACTGGGCTAAAGGAATGCCTTGGTCTGTACCCTACGCTTGCGCTATGCGCCATCTAGCAGCATGGCAACGCGGAGAAGAGATTGACCCTGAGTCAGGTCAGCCACACTTAGCGCATGTGATGTGTAATATTCGTATGCTAACTTTGTATGCAAAGACCTACCCCGAGGGCGATGATCGCCCACCAAAGGAGTACATGGAATGAGCTTTGAAATCATGCAGCATGATGGCATGAAAGTTATTCAATGGTTCTTTAATACAGATGAGCTTATTAAAGCAATGCTTAACAGCCCAAAAGACAGGTACTGGAGAATAGGATAAAACATGAGAGACGGCGGTAAAGGCGATACACCACGCCCATTAGGTGTGCCCATGGAAACGTTTGATAAAAACTTTGAAGCAATCTTTGGGAAGAAAAAACAAACAACATTAAAAGATTACATCGACCAAAAAGAAGAGAGAAACGAAGATGGAAATAATAGAGAACAAGGCTCTAGTATTTAGGACGCGTGACCCCGATAAGTACAGCATTATCCCGCGCAGTAAAGTAGTAGGCGAGAACAACGGTGTATATGAAATGGCAGTATTTTGGGGTTTAGAAGAAGTAAGGGTCTTAAGAAACTTAGGTGTAAAAGATTTACAATCGCCTATAACGGCTCGGTATGACTGGCCAGGACGGCACAAACCTTTTGCCCACCAAGTTGAAACAGCTTCTTTTCTAACGTTAAATCCAAAAGCATTTGTATTTAATGACCCAGGAACTGGTAAGACACTAAGCGCTTTGTGGGCAGCAGATTACTTGATGCGGTTAAAGAAAGTAAGACGTTGTTTAATTCTGTGTCCGCTGTCTATCATGCACGATGCTTGGGTGAGTGGCATATCTAAAAGCATCATTCACAGGTCAGCGATTGTGGCGCACCACACTCAGGCTAGTAGACGTATTGAAATGGTTCAAGGTGACTATGAGTTTGTTATTGTTAACTATGATGGGCTGAACTTAATCGCAGAAGAAGTTGCGCGCGATGGGCGGTTTGATTTGGTCATAGTAGATGAAGCAAACGCATACAAGAACTCATCTACTAAACGCTGGAAGTCACTTAGCAAAATCATTCGACCCGATTCTTTACTGTGGATGATGACTGGCACTCCTTCAGCGCAGTCCCCTGTTGATGCCTATGGTTTGGCTAAGCTGGTTAACCCAGCAGGTGTTCCTAAATTTGCTACTGCGTGGCGTGATAAGGTAATGAAGAAGCTTACCCAATTCAAATGGGTTCCTAAGAGCGGCGCGGCTGAAGCGGTGTTTGCTGCATTGCAACCCGCCATTAGGTTTACTAAAGAAGAGTGTACGGACTTACCGCCTGTGCTTACTGAGACCCGCGAGATACCGCTAACACCTCAACAACTCAAGTACTATAAGCTTCTCAAGGAGCGTATGGTTATGCAAGCATCAGGGGAAACCATTACCGCAGTTAATGCCGCGGCTGGAGTATCTAAGTTGCTACAAATTTCAGCCGGTGCTGCTTATACAGACGCCCATGAAGTTGTTGAGTTCGACTGCGCTCCACGCTTAAATGTTCTATTAGAAGTGTTGCAAGAAACCAACAGAAAGGTGATTGTCTTTGCCCCGTTTAGGCATAGCATTGAAACCATCCACGAGTTCCTTCTCAAGCACAATATAGGGGCTGAGGTAATTCATGGTGACGTATCAGTTAATAAGCGCACCGATATATTCAAGCGGTTTCAAACCGAACCAAACCCGCGTATACTTGTAGTCCAGCCTCAATCAGCTTCTCATGGGGTAACGCTTACAGCCGCGGATACAGTAGTCTTCTATGGCCCCGTTATGTCTGTAGAAACCTACCTACAATGTATTGCTCGAGCAGATCGTATTGGACAGACAAGTACGAATGTTACTGTGATACACTTACAAGGTAGCGATATAGAAAAGCGGATGTTTGCGCAGTTAGAAAAGCGTGTCGAAGGGCATGACATTTTGCTCAATCTGTATAAGGAGGAGATAGGCGAAATTTAAAAACCCTATATTGGGTTGTACAGTTGTCTGCATTGATGTATAATTATTGACAAGGAGGAAGTATGTCAGACGAAAACGAAGTAGTACCAATGGATAAGCTAGCAAGAATTTACCGCAAAATATACGGCAAAATAACTGAGCTGACTATGGAATACGATTCTAAAATTGCAACGCTCAAAGAGCAGCAAGAAGAAATCAAGAACGCCATGAAAGATCAGATGCAAGCGTTGGGCGTCCAATCTGTTAAGACAGACGAAGGCACAGTTATCCTTTCACAGAAAACACGCTATTACACAGACGACTGGGATTCATTTAAGACGTTTGTAGTAGAAAACGATGCGCTTGATTTATTTGAAAAACGCATTGCGCAGAAAAACATAGCGCAGTTTTTAGAGGAAAATCCTGGCGTTGTACCTATGGGGTTAAACTCTATGTCCGAAGTATCAGTATCAGTACGGAAACCAACCAAATAAGGAGAAGTAAATGGATGAGCAATTAGCGCAACAACAAGCCGTTGAACAGGCGGCACGCAATATTATGCTAGAACTTGATCTACGTAGGTTCGCTTTAGATACAGCCGCAAAGAGTATGTACGAAGGTAGTGCATACGAAGTGACTGAAACAGCCGAAGTATTTTTAGAATTTTTACAAACAGGTGCGGCAGTTGCCAAGCCAACTAGTACAGGAGCAGTAACAAATGAGTAAAGAACTCACAGCATTTAACCCCTCAAAACTACCAGCGTTTGCTAAGTCAGGTACGCCATCAGAGTTGATTCGTAATTTGGCAGGTGGAGGCGGTAGCGACTTTAGCAAGCGTATCTCTATCAAGGGCGGTGTGTTCCGTCTATTGGCAGGAAAAGAAGAAGTAGCGTCTATTGATGACCGCCATCTTGATGTAGTTATTGTTCAAGCCGCACCTAAGATTAGCCGCACATTCTACGCAGGCACATACGAAGAAGGTTCAACCAAAGGCCCAGCATGCTGGTCAGCTGACGGTGAAAAGCCTGACGCATACGCAGAAGATCCACAATCTAGTAACTGCGCATCATGCCCACAGAATGCTGCGGGTTCAGGTCAAGGTAGTTCACGCGCTTGCCGTTACAGTCAGCGCTTAGCAGTTGTATTAGCTAATGACGTTGGTGGCGACATCATGCAGTTGACTCTATCTGCTACATCAATCTTCGGTAAAGAAGAAGGCGACAAGCGCCCATTGCAAGCATATGCTCGTTACTTAGCGGCTCAAAGCATTAACCCTGAGACTGTGGTGACCCGTATGCGTTTTGATACAAAGGCAGCTGTGCCCAAGTTGTTCTTCCAACCAATGCGCTGGTTAGAGCAAGACGAGTTTGAATCAGTCAAAGAGAAGAGCGAGTCTACTGAAGCTAAAGCCGCGGTAATCACAAGCTTTGGTAGGGGTGGTAACGTTAAAACAACCCCAGCCCCTGCGCTAGCTGCTCCTAAAGAAGAGGAAGCCGAGTCATTTGATGAGCCTGAGAAGCGTAAGGCTGTAGTTAAACCTTCAGCAGTTCCGAAGAAAAAGACTGGTGACCTAGCTTCTGTTGTTGACGCGTGGGATGCTGACGATGAGTAAGTTTATTTTAGCCCTTGGGTTGGTCTTGGCGGCATCCACTATTTATGCTGGGTGTATGACAAACACTGATATGCAAACAGGACGAATCTGTACTGTTTGCTGTGATGGGTCTGGCAACTGTTTCACGACCTGCTCAGGATAAAGTTTAGGGGAGGCTGACACTATTCAGCTCAAGTACTCGAGGACGAACGACTAAAAAGACTGTCTCCCCACCCACAATAAAGAAAAGAAAATGGCTTACTCAGAAACAATACGACAGTCCACCGCCAAGGCGGAAAAGACTCTAGGTAATCAACTAGGGCGCTGGGCTATTAAATTGAATTTTCCTGTGATTCAGATTTCGCAGTACACAGGAGCGACAAGACAAACGGTGTATAACTGGTTCTCAGGAACTGAGGTTACCCCATCGTACAGAACAAGCGTAACCAATCTGTTACGCATACTACAAACAAGCAGTACTGTTGAAGAGGCAATGAAACAATGCAATCAGAAAAAATAAACGAAGCTGTAATATCCCCACAAGCATTGACTGATAAGGAACTGGTTAGTTTTGCAGAACGCTATCTTGATACTGGTATGCCGTTAAGTTTTCAGAAAGAGCTTTTAAAAAGATTCGATAGACGCGTTAACGGTTAACCCAAGGAGCATCATATGAAGTCGCAGGAATTCCTAGCGACTGTGCTTCCGTCTTCGGGTAAGTATTGCGCCTGCGAACTAAGCACAGCAAAAAAAGAACATGTCTTTGTTGACACAATTGACGAGCTGTATAGCAATGCTACACACTTTAGCGGTGAGGGCCTAAATGCATTCTATGCACTAGCATCATTTAACACAAGTGGTAAGCGTTTAGCTACCAACGCAGTAAAAATAAAATCTTTGTTCCTAGATATTGATTGTGGAGAAGGAAAGGATTACGATACTCAGAAGGCAGCTGCGGTTGCATTGGAGACATTTTTGTCTTCAACTTCGTTAAAGGACCTCGGAACCCCATACATCGTATCTAGTGGCGGCGGTCTGCACGTATATTGGCCGTTCACAGAAGAAGTAGATATCGCTACATGGAAACCAGTAGCTGAAAACCTCAAGCGCTTATGTAAGAAAGAGGGCTTGAATATTGATGCTATGGTTACTGGCGATGCCGCCCGAGTATTGCGTGTACCTGATACACAAAACTACAAGAAGGACAAGCCTAGGTCAGTTTCCATACGGGTCGAAGGAACTACGTTTGATTTTGAAACCTTATCTACGGTCATCAAAGAAAAAATCGGGGAAGATTCCCACGAACTGCTACCAAAGTTTGACCTTCCCGGAACCCGTCCAGACTTAAAAGGCTCGGCATCAAACGTCAAGATGATTGAGAACAGCATTACGTTCTTTAAAAACATAGCGCCTAAATGCCAGCAAGTACAGCACTACATTGACCATGCGCAAGATGATGGCATGGAACCTTTGTGGCGCGGCATCCTCAGCATAGCTAAATTCTGCGACGATGGTGAGGAAGAGGGTTTGGCTTTGTCCGCCATGCACCCATACGATTTAGATCGTCACAACACCAAGTGGCATCAGATTAAAGGGCCTTACAGTTGCTTGAAGCTAGACGAAGCAAACCCTGGAGTTTGTAAGGGTTGCCCACATTTAGGTAAGGTTAAAAATCCATTAGCCCTAGGTCGTGAGATTAAAGTAGACAACAAGCCTAAGGAAATCATTGTCGAAACTAAAGCGGCTACCGATACTAAACCGGCCGAACAGATTATGATTACGCGCCCAATCCCACCACGCGGATTTAGCTATGGTTCTAACGGCGGTATCTTTGTTGACAAAATGGTTGAGGAAGCTGAAGGCGGAGAGAAGTCCAAGAAGCAGGTAATGATTCTGCCTTACGATTTGTTTGTGGTTGACATCCTAGATAACGGCGATGAGCATTTGGTTCACATGATAGCTTGCCGCCCTAACAACACAATCGACATCATCATGCCGCAAAAATCGGTAGTAAGTAAGGATGAGACGGTTAAGATGTTAGCTAGCCACAATATCATTGCGGTCTATGGCAAAGGGAACGACGTCAACCTATACGAGTATATAAGGGGCTGTGTAGAGTACGCCAGCTCTAATAAGGTAGCCGTCAAGGTTCCGCATAGCTGTGGTTGGCAAGAGGACCACTCATTTGTTTACGATAGCCACATTTTCTTCCCAAATGGGCAGGAGCTATATGTTCCAACCCCAAGTATGGCTAACGTCAACTACGCTACTAAACCAATGGGCACCCTTGAGGAATGGAAGAAAGTCCTTAATATGTACATTGCCAAGGAGTTATGGGAGATTGTTACCATGGGCATGGTCGGACCTGCCTCTATCCTGATGCATTTTTCGGGCTTTAGAGGCGTTGTTTACCATCTTGGCTCCTCGGGTTCAGGTCGTGGTAAATCGCTTGCCTTAGCCCTTGCAGCTAGTTTTTGGGGTCATCCTGAGCTCTACAGGGTTACGCAATCAACTTCAGCCGTAGCCGCACAGCAAAGACAGGGCCTATTAAACAGCCTACCGCTTGTAATGGATGAGATTACAAACAAGAACCGCGAGTCATTTGAGTGGCTTCCTCAGTTCTTACTGGATCTAACCCAAGGTAAGGGCAAAGAGCGCATGGAACAAGGTGCCAATAAGGAACGGCTGAACACGACTGTGTGGAACTTGATGGTGTTGTTTTCAAGCAACACTCATATTTATGACTTTTTATCAGGCGGGCGCAAGCACACGTCCCAAGCTGAGATGCTACGGATGCTAGAGGTTAAACCAGCCAAGGAAGTGCAGTGGGCGTCATCGACTGAGAGCAGTACAGTCGACATTCTTAAATCAAATTACGGTGTCGTAGGTCGTGAATTGATTCGCTGGATTGTAAAGAATAGGCTTACAGCTGTACAGGTGTACAACGAGACCCGCGAGAAGTTAAAAGCGGAATTTAATTCATCAGATGACGAGCGTTATTGGACTGCTGGTAATGCCGCCATCGTAGCTATAGTGATCCTTATGGGTAAAAAATACGCAAACATTATTGATGTTCCAATTCGACCGATCATAGAAACCCTTCGCGGTATGGTTAACGAGGCACGCGCCGCAGTACGAGGCAACCGCCGAACCGCTGAAGACGTTCTCAACGCCTACACTCGTGAATGCTACGGTAAGTTTGTGGTTGTTAAAGCCATTGACGGTATTACTAAGGCAACTTTGGGTGGGCATAATGAGATTGACCAGTCATTAACTAGGTCGGATGTAGCTGGAAGGGTTGAGCATGAAATGACCCCCGGCCATGTTGACTACTATATTGAGGAGCAACTTCTTAAACAGCACTGCTCTACTATGAGTTACGGATACTCCGACTTGAAGAAAGAGCTTGAGTCACTGCCTAACTATAAGATTGGGTACATGCGCAAAGATATGCTGGCTAAGACTAGGGGCCCATCAATGCGAGTCAACGTAATTAGAATCACACGCCCGTTGGTAATAAGTGAGGAAGATTAAGGTACATTACCCGTGGTTAAAAGTCCCCGTTCATGGGGGCTTCTTTGTTCCCACATTGAAGTTTGAGGAGGTAAAGGTAAACGGTTTAAAAGCCGCCCTTTACCACCAAGTACAAGCCAAAGCAGAGATAGGGCGCAAGAACGGCAAGATAGGCGTGTGGTTTACTCGCCTACGCTAGCCCTAAAGTCTTTTGCTAAATCAATCTTATCTTGTTTAACTAGGTCTAGTTCTTTTCTTTTTTGCGCTGGTGTCAGAGTTCTGTCGCCCCGTACTTCACGCTCACGTTTATTTAATTCGCCCATTTGCTGTTTAAATGCGCCCGCTGCAGATGTAGCATCAATCTCTTTAGAATACTTTTGATAAAACTTATCGGCTTTATCTGGATTTTCTGCTTCAAGACCTGTGTATGTATTATGTAGCTGCTCAATATTAACCATAGAGTTGTAGGCTTTATTAATTAGACCTGCACCATCCGATGGTTGGAAGAAGCCACCAATTACGGGCAATTCATGCGCTGTCATCTCTGGGCCTGCTGTACTACGTAATACTGGATTGAACATAGACATCAATGCAATACCAAGACTGCTTGTGTAGCTTTGGATAAAGTGGTCTAACTGAACTGGAGAAATACCTAAGTACTGGCCAACAAGTTTTGATACTTCAGTTGTATTAGCATGAGAACGGTATCCCGCTTGTTGGGTTTTATCACGAGTACTTTCAATAGGGGATAAGCTATACAAATCTGTGTTTGTTAACGCTTCAACTACAGGCTTAACACCTTGCGGCAAAAATACGGTAGATACACCTGGAATATTTCCAATTACCTGTTTAGCAAACGCAGGTAATACGTCTTTTGTTTTAGCGTCTGTTGCGGCTAAGTTGTATACAGCTTCAGGGAGCGCCTTAAAAATTACACCAGATTCAAATGGAATTGGTACGCGGACTGGATCTTTTGCGCCAGGAATTGGAATAAACCAGTAGTTGAGCTTGTCTTCATCAGTAGCATTTTTGTACGCTGTGTTATTTTGCATAAGGGCTGTGTACAACAAAGACATACCAGCTACTACAGCGCCGCGCTTAAGAAGGGTGTTCTTAACGTTTAACTTATCTTCAAACAAAGACTTACCCAAACCAGCGCGAGCTAATGTGTTAAGACCTTGAATCTGCGCATTAAAGAATGGAATCATAACGCTAAGTGCCCGCACGCTAGGTGAGTAACCGTGCTTGGTAAAGTTTTGGGATTCTAGCGTAGCCAAGGAAGCCTCCATTGGAGTCATACCTTTTTTAATGAAACCATTATAGAGAGTTAAACGCGCAGATTCGTCAGCCACAATTGCTAATCTATCTGCTTTAGCCCAAAGTTTTTCCCACCCTGATTGACCACGAGCAATTTGCTGTGAGATAGTGCGCATATCAGACATCGTGCCTGCGTATACATGCCCGCCAATAATTCCTTGTTCTTGGAGTATACGAACTTCAGGAGAAGAACCTTCCCAGCTCTTTTTAATGTTTCCGATAACGTCCACGATTGGGCGTACATCAGCGCCAGTTTTGATCCAGCTATCAATAGATTCTTTAAATGCCACTCGAGCTGAGTAAGCTGGGAATCTGGTTACTGCTTTACGCAATAAGTTAGCTGGGCCTTGCAAGAAACTAATAGCAGATGGAAGAGTCATAGAAACACCTTCCATACCACGCGCTATCATATCGGCTGGGATATCCCCAAATAAACCTTCTGATTGGCGGCTAACTTCCGCACGCTCACGCAGCTTTTTATACTCTGGAGTATTAGCCTTACCTTCAGCACGCATTTTATCAAGGCGGTCTTCAAGCTGGGTAGACAAACCTGCTGTCTGAATTGTGGCGTGTTGTTCTTCGCCTTTATCGTAGAAACGAATTACATTAGGGCCAGCTACACCATGCCCGTCACGGACTTCAGCAATACCTAAAGTACGCAATGTATGAGCTGTATTTTTTGTAGCTACGTTACTCATAGCCATGTCAGTCAGCATGTAGGTATTTTGAAGAGAGCTTACCTCAAAGTTAATGATTGACTTATCGCCACCAAGCAGTTCTTTTAAATACTGTTGGTTTTTAATATCGCCAATACGAATGTGGTTTTCTTCATCCCACACAGAACCGTCTGCCCGCTCACGATAGTAAGGTACATAATCACCCTGCTTTAGCTTATCAACCAGCTCTTTAGAAAGACGGCCAGTTTGAACAGCAAGATCCAATAACCCATTGTTATATTCACGATACATCTTACGGGCTTCTTGAAAATGCGGATTAGAGCGGCCAAACTTTAAGATTTCGTCCAGTTGTTTCTGTGTAACTTTACCGGCCAAGTTTAATTTTTCTAAACCATCTGGAGTAGATGCGGCGCGTTCGGCTGCTAAATACAAACCAAACTGTTCATTAGCCGCTTCAGCATTACCAATTTCTGAAGATGCTTTACCGATTGTTTCAAAAATATCTTTCAAGCCTGCTTTACCTAAGCTCTTATACTGGTATTCACCGTATTGATTTTTCTCTAACTTTACCGGACCGTGCGTAGCTATTTCAGAAACTGTGTTATTACGTTGGTCGTATAGACGGTTGTAGTACATCATTTGAACCGCTTGTAACTTATCGCTCATGTTTCGAGCTATATACTCAAGGCCAGCAAAGCGGTCAACAAAACGATGCATTAAACTCATACCAAGCACGCCACCCTTAATTTTCTCGGTAAACGGCTTTTCTTGAGCAATAGTATCTTTAGCATATGTTTGCAGTGCAGAATCAAAACCCGCTTTATATACAGGCTTACTGGCAAAAGACACTTCGCCATTTTCTAGTCTGGAGGCAATAGGCCGCGAAGCATCAAAGTCTTTTCTAGCGTCACGAAGAATCTTGTAAATGTCAGAAGTACTAATATCTAAATCAAGGCCCATCTTACGCAAGCCCGCGCGAACCAAACCGACCATAGCTTTAATAAACTCGTTGGCTTTTTCAACAAAACTCTTAGACGGCCTGGCTTCTTCAGTATAGGCTATCATCTCCTTAACAGCAGCTGTCATAGCTTCTGCTTCAGTTTTACCAGAGTTAATTGCAGCAGCATGGGCGCGTTCAACTTCTTCACTAACGCCTAATTTTTCAGCAAGACCAAATACGCCACCTTCTTGCTTGGCTACTTTATTAACTAAAGCTTTAACGCCTTCGTCACCAAGCACGCCTTCAACACCCAAGTGGCCAGTAATTTCGTGGGCCATAGTTTTCTTGAGGTCAGTAGCGTCAGCGTGGTTTTTAGTAATAACAAATACTGTTCCGTCTGGTAGAACACCACCGCGAACTTCATCAGGGTTATGGCCTGTAGCTTCAATAATAGAGCGCAATGTAGGTGTGGCTTCTTTAACTACTAGCAAACGTAAGCCTTTTGGCTTGGCTACCTTATTAATAATAGCTTTAGCTTCTGCGTGGTCAATACCTTCGCCACCATGCGCTTTATCTGTACGGGCTTCCCAGTCGTTAGAATTTAAACCGCTAAACAAGTCACCAAAATCTTTTGCATCTAGTCCGGAGCGGCTTAACTCATCAGACTTGTCAACACCTTCAAATAGCTTTTCAACGGCTTCTTCATTTTTAGCGCGTTGCTCAGGTGTAAGTTCTTTTTTAGTGCCTCGCTCAAACATCTTAACAGGGTGTACTGTGCGGGTTGCTGGGCCTTTAGCTCTTTCAGATTGCTTAGGCTCAACTTCTACTTTTATTTCTGTTTTGTTTAGCCTATCTTTTAAAACGGCTATATCAGTTTTAAGTCTAACAGCTGCTTCTTCTGCTGTTAAAGGTTTACCCTTAGCAGCTTTCATTTTTTCAGTAATAGCGGCAGCATCTTCTAAAAGTTTAGTTCTTAAAGCCACAGCTTTTTTGTCTGTGCGTTCAAATTTTTCTTTTAAACGATTACGCTCCTGAGCTAACACTCTCCGCTTTTCGCCAGTTTCTTTTTTGGCTTCAGCAGCTCTTTCTATAGCAGCTTCTGGGGTGTTTACATTCTTAAGCTTTTCTTCCAGAACTTTAATCTGGTCGTTAATCTTGGCTTTTTCCCGTTTAGTTTGCTCTTTTGCACCTTGCTTATTTGCTGCTGCAATAGCTTCATTACGCGCTTTTCTGCGCTTAGCATAATCAATATCTTTTTCGCGTTGGGTCTCTAGCGCTTGCCTTTGGGAGGCAGTTTTTTCTGCTACTGTTTGAGTCGGCTTAACCGCCTCTTTGATTGCAGCTTCTTTTTCTTCAATGTCAGCTTTAATCTTATCGCGGTTTTTACCTTTAGCGGTTTTAAGTTTAGCTTGTAGATCAGCCAATTCTCCCCGCAAACTGGCTACGTTGCCAGATACTTTAGTACCAGGAAGCCCAAAGCCCTCTAACAAACGCTGGTCATTTTCACGAGTTTGCTTGGCGTTATCTTCTACAGACTTTAACAGCTCAGCTTCTTGAACACGGATATTGGTTTTAGCTTGGGCAATTTGCCGCTCTAATTGCGCCTGAGGTGTTTTCTCGTACTGGCGTTCCAAACTAGACAATATAGCGCGCTCAGTCTTAATATTAGCTTCTTTAAGTTTGTTAGAGCGGGCGTGAAGCTCGTCAATTTCATCAAGGCGTGCTTTTAGTTCTTTATTTATTGCTTTAATCTGTTTGTCGAGTTCAAACTTAGCTTCACTATAGTGCCGTGATTTACCTTCTTCTTTTTCGCGCTTGGCTGTAAGTTTTTCTAAACTCTTAGTAACTTTGCTTCGAGCGCTCCACAGACCAGCAGCTTCTTCATTAATATTTTTAATTAACTTATCAGCATTTGCCACGTCTTCCACAAACAATTTTTGAATTTCAATCTGCTTACGCAACTCAGCTGTAGATTCTTCCGTCGCCTCCATCTTAACGGCAGCCCGTTTCTCAGCAGCTACCTTGTTTTCTTCAGCACGTTTCTCAAGAACCGCTAATTCTGCCGCAGCCTTTTCTCTGGCCGCCTTAAGCTTTTTACTTTGAGTTTCTACAAGGCGCATAAAGTTAGATGGGGTCGCTCGTACTGTTGCAATAGGTTCTAGCTTAGCTAACGGTTGTTTTTCTTTAGCCTTTTCTAACTCTTTCATCAGCTCAAGGCCTTTAGCTTGAGCAGCAAACGCACGTTTTAAATCTGGAAACTTCTTAGCATTCTCTTCAGCAATAATTGTTTTTTGTTCTTCTATTGCACTCTCAATACGCTCAATGTTGGCGGCTTGAATATTTTTCTGGTGGGCTTCGCTAAATAATTCTTGCTGTTCTAGATTACCAATATTTGATACGTCAGGCGCTTTGGCTTTGCGGTCTTCTTCAGCCATACGCTGCGCTTCTTCTGTGCGTAGCTCTGTAACTAACTTACCAATCTTTTCCTGCGCCTTAGCAATCACTGCTTGGTCAGGATTTTCACTAGCCCTTTCTTGGGCAATAACAGATTCTTGGTATTTAATCTCGGCAGAACGTTCATCATTAGGCGCAAACTGTTTTCTAAGTTCTGGTTTGTACGCAGTAACTGGATTTTTAATAGATACAGCATCGTGCGTTACATTTGCAATATGCTCTGCGATAACCGCTTGTGCGGCCTCTGGAGATGCAATCTCTCCTGTAGCTAGACGTTTCATGTCGCCTACAGCTTCCATGAACTGGGCTTTAACTTCTTTTACCTGTTGTTCATTTAGCGGCATACTGCCCGCAGCCTGGCGATGTGTTGCTACTTCCTTGATTAAGGAATCAGTAAAAGCTTTTTCAGCCTGTGCTACACGGTTTTCAAGCACGCTCTTTGTTACTTTTGCTCGTTTAGTAGCCCCGCCAATATAGTCACGGTTAGCTAAAGCGCTAAGAGAATCTAAGAAAGTTTCTAAGTGCCCGCGTTGTTCACGGCGCACGCCATTAAGAAGCTCATGGTATTTACGAATTCTTTCTGGAATTTGCTCACCAACTGGAAGATCAATATCTTTATCCAAATGCTGAATACGCTCAGCCAAATTACGCATCTGACCAATAACTTCCGCTATTTCGGCCCTATTTGCGCCAGCTTGATTACGTTTTCCGCGAGCCATATCTAGCTTGCGTTTTAGTCCCATTAGAGCGCCACGTAATGTAAGGTTATCCCCAACATGGCGTTTTAATGTAGCTAATCTACCCATTACTTCTGGGCGGGTTTTACTTGTTGGGAATGCATTTGCTATTGCTGCAGTAGTTTGCTTGGCATTACCCTCTTGTATGTTATATGCGGTTAACGCATCTTGGCGTCTCTTAATATCCGCTATCGCTTGGTCACGTTCAACTTGTACTGCTGCAAGTTTTTGCCCTGCAGGGGTAAGTTCACCATCTTTTTCTAACGCTTGTTTTTTACCAGCAGCAGCTTTTAACTGGTCATCCAAAGCTTTGGCTTTATTTTCAAGGTCCCGGATTTGGCGCGCTTCTTCAATAGGATCAAGACGAGTTAACGCTTGTTCTTTAGATGGCTCTGCTTCTGTTCTAGCTTTTGGTTTAGCAGCTTCAATTGCTGCGGCGCTTTGCTCCATCAGTTTTCTAATCTGAATGGCACCTTGAATATCGTTACTGCTATTAGCTTTGTTAAATAAATCTTCCAACATGCTGTGGCGTTGAACAGCTTGGTCGTAGTTCGCTTGTTGTGCTTTCTGGGCAGCAATATCTTCTTCGGTAGCAGGGGCAGTTTCTTCTCCCAAGTACTTTTTCTGTGTAAGTTCTTCAGCCTGTTTAGCTGCGCTAGCGGCTTGGTCTTCTTTTGCACCAGCTTCAAAATCAAAGGCGCCTTGAGTTTCTTTAACACCACCAAGCTCGTCCAGTTTTTTCTGAGCAGTTTCAATTTTAGCGGTAAGAGCATCTAACCGTTCTTTGTCAAACTGCCCATTAGTAAAGTTAAGACTTTGGAATTCAGATTTAGCGGTTTTAATTTGCTTTTCTAAGGCAGCGCGTTGTTGTACGTCTGTCTTTTCTGCAGGCCCTAGGGCTTCTAACTGCTTCTGCGTTGTGCCTAATACGTCCGATAACTGCGCGTGTCTAGCAGACAATTCTTTGTACTTGGGTATATCGCCTTTTTCAATGGCAGTATTTAAATGCCCTTCAATCGCTTCAATTGATTGTTTAAGTGCAGGGACACTGTTTTCTAGCATCTGCCGATGGCTAGATAGTTCATCAGTCGCTTGTTCTTTTTCTGCTACTGTACGCTGGTCACGAGAAACACCGCTAACTCCTGGCTGTTCTTGCTCAGGAACCTCCATACCAAGTAAATCACCAGTCTGGCGTTGAGACTGTTCAAACGCAACTTGTTGTTGTCTTTCTGCAAGACGCGCCGCTTCTGCGTCATCTAGCGCTTGTTGTTTCTTACGTTCTGTCTCAGCAAAGTGAGAGGCTCCGGCTTCAATAGCTTTTGTTTCGGCTTTACGTTTTGGAAGACCGTGCAAAGCACCAAAAATTGGAGACAGTTCTGCAGCGCCTAGGGCACTTTCTTTATAAGACTGCAATGCTTCAGGGCTTAATAAATCTTCACCAGCAGAAGCACGCCGTGCAGCTTCGGTACCAACCATCATGCCAGTACCAGCAATAGCGTTAGAGCCAGTTTCAGTTAAGAAATTCTTTGTAGTGCCGCTAAGCTTAGCTAGGGCATCTGTTTTACTTAATGTACCTGCTGCAACTTGCTCCCCGAGGGTAGTAGCCTCTTTACCTAAAATACCGCGAACAGCCTTAGGGATAGCACCCATGCCAGGCAAGCCAAATCCAGCAAAGGTAGCTTGAAGAAGACCCGCCGCAACTGCTTTAGGAAGATCCTCAGGTTTACCTTTTTCTTTTTGGTATTCTAAGTTTTCGCCAATTTCAGCAGGTAAGTCAGATGCCGCTGTAGCTAAAGATCCAGCCAGTGCACGTCCAGTTAAACCACCTATTAATGAAGCGCCTGCAATTTCAGGAGCGGCAATAGCCGCAAGAGCACCAGCACCAGCACCAACAGCTGTAGGTGCAGCATAACGACCAACAATACCACCAACTGGTTCGCTAACATATTTACGGAATGCGGCCCCTGCTCCTGGCAGTAACCCTTCTTTCATAGCCGCGCCTACATCTTCTGACGTAGTAGGAATAAAACTATCTTGAGCGCCTTTGGCTTTATCTTGTTCAGCCCAGGCTTTAAGTGTGTCACTATTTAGCAAAGAACCAAGACCAGCTTCTGTGGCTACCTTGGCTTGATTCCAACCTTGACTTACCGCAGAGCCAAAACCTTGACGTTCTTCACGCTCAGCTGGTGATAAGAATGCTTCTGGCATTTGCTGCTGCGCTTTTGCGTACGCTTCATGGGGATCCATCCCCTTAGGGATTTCAAGATATACTCCATTTGGTAGCTGTACGTATGCCATAAGTTCTTCACTAAATGCGTTAATTTAAATTGTAATTACAAAGCAGGCGTTAACTTTATTTTA